TTCCCGTGCAGCTGGCTCATCAAAAAACCATCCATGATTCTCCTGTTCAGTAAGTATGTGTGCTACCTGATGCTCTAATTTGAGCCAGTCAGGTAAGGGTGGAAGTGGTCGCATAACTTTTCTGTAACTTTAACATCTTGTACACAGTAGTCTTGCATCTCTTGTGACCATGTTTTCCAGTCTGATGTCTCTCCGAAGTCTCCTTTGTAGACACCTAATCTGTAGCCATAAGCTTTAAGACTATGTGATCCATATAATTTAGTGGGCATATTTTCCCATGCATTCTTCTTATCTATGTCGAGTAGATTCGGATGATATAAGCGAGATAGCAAAAGAGTATCAATAATGGTACCATGAGGATTAAACCAAGGGTATAACTTATGTATAAAAGGTAAGTCAAACCCAATAATGTTATGCCCAACAATAACATCAGCGACCTCCAGATGCGATAACGCAGTTGTAATAGAGTAGTTACTGCCCATAGGAAGTTCCTTGGCCGACGCTGCATATCTTTCATCATTAAATGCTTCCGTGCGGGAATCCTTGGCGAAGTGTAAGGCAATACAATGTATTCTGGGATCTTCTGTCGTGAATGATAAGCCATTAGTCTCTAGATCGAATACTATTGGTCCTACCTTTCCACTCATAGGTTTTGTCGATGAATCTGGCACGTTCTACTGCCTCTTTACTAGGTGGGTTTGGTCTGTTTAATTGTAATGAATTCTCTCCGTAATACTCTACTAATGCTATCTTGCTAAAATTATACTCATACCAAGGGTGTACATAATTACTCCCTTCAAAAATCCGTGGCTGGATTGAAAACTGGTGGTTCCGTAATTTCATTTTCGGTAAATCTGCAAGTGTTTATATCGTAAGTTAGTTCCCCCGCCGTGCCTGTTTCGCCAGAATAACGATTCTTAAGGATTCTAACTGTCGTAGGACTTCTTCCATCTTCGGACTGCTGATTTCGTTCCAGTCCAATGAGGTTGTCGCTGATCTGAGCGATGCTGTGAGATCCTCTAAGCTGGGAGAGATTGATCCTCCCTCCCTCTTCGTGATTATGACGGTCATTTGTACTTCTCCGTAGGTGTGAAACTAAAAATAATGCTATACCTGTTCTTTCTACTAATGACCTTAATTTAGTCATTGTAGTATCTATCATTCTCCTCTCATCTCCATCAAGACCACTTAATAATATACTGAGGTGATCTAGGAATATAGTACGACACTCCAATCCACTGGCAAGGTATTCGATCCTATTGTAAATAAGCTGCGGGTCAAAAGAACCAAAGCCGTCAAAAAGGTAAAGGTTCCAATTAGCAATGGAATTACGAAAATGCTTTTCG